CGATGAACATCCCCAGCTGGTCCGATCGCATCCATTTCTTCCAAGTCGCGGATCTCATTGATCGAATATGCGCCGATTTCGCTCATGGTCTTGTAGTAATTTCCGCGGCTGATTGAATCTCCACGTAACGCTGCGGTTAAATTGAATTTAACGTAGAACCCTTTTTTCTGTTCGCCTGTCGTGAACAGTTTATAATTCAGTTCCTCTTCCCAGGCTTGTGTTTCCGGCATGATCGTGTTTTGGATGAAATCCATACTCATCTGCTCGATATTGGAGAATGTCGCATGTGACAAGTCCCCGATCATGTGAGCTGGAACGTTGAAAATGCGCGCGATCTGTTCGACACCGAATTTCTGAGATGCAATAAATTCTGCATCCTGGAGCGGGATGGTGATGTTTTCGAAGGTTACCCCTGAGTCAAGAACAGCGATCTTTGATGCGTTGTCTTCCCCGGTGTTTGCATCCATCCAGGCTTGTCTGACGGCGTCTTTCGCATTTTTCGATAATTGCGTATCGACTTTCAGCACGCCTCGGGTGAGGGTTCCGTTTTCATAAAACGAGCCGATGAATTTCTCTTGTTTCTTGAGTGTCCCGATCGATTCTCTTGCGACGCTGATCGGGCTGATCGGTGTGAATCCGTCCCGTGTCAAATAAGGGAGTCGGATGATTTCGTCCTCTTTGTAGATCCTTGTTTGGCTTTTCAGGTCTGTCGTTTCGATGTAGTAGATTTCGCCGTTTTCGTTTTCTGCGATTCCAATGAGCATCGGGTTCAACGGGTAAAGCGCGACCACTTTTCCTCCTTGGTTGAACACCATTCTCACATAAGAAATCCCGTACAGATTCCGGTGCGTTGTGACTAAATGCTTGAATTGGTACGGCGTCATCTGCGGATTCGGTCTTGTTTCCAAAAGGTACGCGATCTGGTGACTCTGCGCTCTGGTTCGTCCGGCGTTCGTGTGTTGGAAAACTTGAAGCGGCAGCTTTGCGACGGCGTTCGCCTTTGCGTTGATGCAGGCATACACGATCGAAAGGTTCAGCGCATTTTCGGATGTGACAATCTCTCCGCTCGATGTTGTAATCGGCGAGCTCCATCCGGTGATTCGAACCACGGACTGATTTTTAAATAATTTCTGAATGAATCCCACTATTTCTCACCTCCTTTACTCGTCTCCTCCGTTCTTCCTTGCGGCAGCGATCACCAAGAGAATGATCATCGTCCCGAGCAGGTAGCATCCAATGTATGGATTCAGTATGAATGTCGGGATTAAAAATAATAAAATCGCGATAATGGATAAAATGTCGAGGATTCCCATCGTTTCACCTCTTCTGTATTTCTATCTTTTTGCCCTATTTTTGCTTTCAAAAAAGACGACCCGGGTGTTTGGTCGTCCTGCGTGGTAAAAAGTCAAATTATCGCCATTTAGAAGCTAAAATCTTCACTTAGAACGTGTTCTTCTAAGTTCTTCAGGTTCTGTTCGAGGACGGCGATTCGTGCGAATGCATTTATCGTTGCTGCGACGGGGTCGATTCGTTCTGTCGAGCGTGATTTGTCTAACATCGCATTTTGCTGGGCGTCCGTTTTGGCGATTGCATTGCCGATTGCCCATGTTAACGTTGGGTTTGCGTTGTGTGCGATCTTTTGGTCGTACACTCTTTCCCGGAATGATTTTGTCGGGATGGTGAGTGCTGCAATTCTTTGAGGAATCTCGACGACGGTGTATCCTTTTTCGTCGAAGTTTTCCATCATGTTCGGCGCATTGTATTTGTCGAAGCAGATTTCTTTGATGTTTAAGTCGTATAATTCTTCGATTTGCTGGATGTATTCCTCGACTGTTTTGTAGCTCACGATCGCCCCGACTGTTTCGGTGATGTGCCCTTCCCGGACCCATTGGTCATACGGAACTTTATCTGTTTTCCTTTTTTTCTCGAGTGTTTCGCTCGGGATGAAACTGTGCGAGTGCACGTAGGTGGTTCCTTCTTTGAAGAACAGAAACGATACGCTTGTTAAGTCGGTTGTGGCGGATAAGTCGACCCCGACCAGGGTGTCGTATCCCCGGAAATCCTGGAGATTGAATTCCATCTCGCATTTCTTCCATCGATCGAGCGGGATGAATCCTGACATCGATTTTCGAACCCACATGTTCATATTTTTGGTTAAAAATGCGGTCATTTTTTCAGGAGCGTCAAGGGCTGCCTTGAGTTCTCCTTTGATGAAGTTGATTCCTTCCTCGTATGAACAGACGACCGGGTTGCATTTGATCCAGTTTTTCGGATCTTTCGGATTATCGGATTCGTCTAATTCCAAAATAAAAACGAAGTATTCGTCATTTTCGATCGCGTTATTTGGGTCAAGAATCTGGGATACGTATTGATATTCCTTGAAGCACGGGTTCTCGTTTACGCTTAGTCCTGCTGTTGTGATGATGCAGATGTGTCCATTTGGTCTTGCTGCCATCCCGCTGTTTAAAACGTCGTATATTTCGCTTGTTTTGTGCGCATGGTATTCATCGATCACACAAAAACTTGGGTTTTTCCCGTCTCCGGATTTCTTCGCTTCTTTTGAGAGCGGCTGAATGATCGATTGTGATTTCTTGTGCATGATCTTTCCGTATGCGTGTTTGTATTTCGGTTTCAGCAGCGTGACTCTCGCAAGCTGGGAGACAATTTCGTTGAATACGATTCCTGATTGTTCCCGGTTGACGCCTGCGATGTAGCACTCTGCTTGTTCGCCCGATAAAAAACACTCATAACTGGTTATGAGTGCTAAGAGTTGCGACTTTGAATTTTTTCTTGCCACCTGTATGTAACTTTTTCTGAATCTCCGGTGACCGGTTGCTTTCTTTTTCCAGCCGAATAAGTTCGCCACGAGGAACAGCTGGAAGTCGTTCAACTCAATCTTTTGGTTGGCGAGTATGCCTTTCGTATGCTCGAACATGCGGGACCAAAGGTAGAACCGTTCGACTTCTTCGAGATCAAAATAATACGGATATTTTTCATCCGGGATCTTCGATACGTCTTCTAAGAAACGCGCGGATGCCTGCTGTTGTTTCTTGCAGGCGATGATCCGGTTCTTCCCTCGCTTCTTTTGCGTGTTCTCCGCATAGTCCATCAGGCGTTGCGCCAGTTCTTCCTGCAGAGACATTTACAATAAGCCTTTGAATGCTTCGTGGCTTGGATCAATGTTGTTTTCGTCTTCTGTTTTGAGCCCTCTCGCACGTGCCGATGGAGTCAGTCCGAATTCGCTCATCCAGCTCTGGCATATCTTCTGGTATTTCTGCGAGATGGAAATCTGCGGCAGCTGTTGGAGGTAGCTTCCGTCTTTCCCTGTCTTCATGATGGTGCTTCGAGCCGCATCCATCTGCCGTTCTGCTTCTTTCCATCTGGAGTAGCTTTTGCAATACATTTCAAGCGCAGACAGATCTGCTTCTGTTAACACTTGAATATCCATTAAAAGCGGCGCCACTTTTTCCCATTCTTGTCGTGCGGTGATGTCCAGCCATTCAGGTGCGAGCGGTACTTCTTTTACTCGAATCTTAGACGCATCCGTTTCTTTGTCGAAGCGTGCCTCTAGATTTCGTTTGCCCGGATTACCGTTTAACAAGTGGACGCTCGCTGGCTTCGGTTTTCTACCTGCTTTTGCCATTTTGTTCAGCCCCTTTGTTTCGATTGATGAGTTTCTGAAAGCCTTTTTTAGCTCCCGCTTCCTCGCCTGCAGCATATTGTCCGAGGATGGTTTTGTACTGCTGCTTTGTGAGCTGGGATGTTTGTTTGGCTTGTCTTAACTCTTTCAGGAATTCCGTTTGTGTCATGTTCATTCTCCTAGGTCGGTGATATGGATTCGTCTTCCATTTCGTTCGACGAAGATTTCGCCTTCTCCGTGTTTTGAACGATAACGGTTGACGATCACATCTGCATATTTCGGATCAAACTCGATGGTTCGTCCTAGTCGTTCCATCTCATCGCATGCCATGAGGGTTGATCCGCTTCCACCGAACGGATCAAGCACTAAATCGCCGCGTTTTGATGAGTTTTGCAGTGCTTTTGATATTAATTTGAGCGGTTTCATCGTTGGATGTTCGCCGTTTTTCTTCGGTTTTTCGCAGTACCAGATGTCTGTTTCCGAGTCTTTTACGTGTTCTAGCTCGACTGCGTGTGTCGGAACTTTGATGACAAGCGTGTTAGCCATGTCTGGTTTGATCGTGATTTGGGTTGTATCGCTGTCAATTTCTTCGATATGCATGCTCGGGATGTTGTCCCATACGGTCGTTTTGTTGCGTGCTCCGTACCATTTGTGGGCTGCTCCCGGCTTCCATCCATAAAGAATCGGCTCATGCTGCCATTGGTAGTCCTGTCGTCCAAGCACCAGGCTGTTTTTCACCCATATCAGGTTCTGCTTCAGGTCCCATCCTGCTTCTTTTAATGCTTTTCTGAAGTTTAACCCCTCACTGTCTGCGTGGCACACATATATCGGTCCGCCCGGTTTCGTTACGTCGATTGCAGACTTGTAAAAGTTAAACAGGAAAAGATAAAAGTCATCATCCGCCATGTTGTCATTTGCGATCGTTTTCCCGTCTGATCCTTCGTATGCAACATTATAAGGCGGATCCGTGAACACTAGATCGACCTGTTCTTCGCCGAGCAGATGCTTGTAAGTTTCCGGATCTGTTGAGTCCCCCACGACCATCCGGTGTTCTCCCAGGTACCATTTGTCTCCAAATTCTGTGAATGGTTCGGTGTTTTCGAGCTCCTCGTCTTCCGGTACGTCGAATTCATCCTCTTCGATATCGTCCGCGTTCTTATTGAACATCGCGTCGATCTCTGCTGCTTCGAATCCGGTGAGTGTCTGCATGTCTGGTGCGAGTTCCTGGATGAGTGCGGCGAGTTTCTCTTCGTCCCACTGTCCTGTGATTTTGTTCAGCGCGATGTTGAGTGCTTTTTCCTGGTCTTTATCCAGATCCATTACTACGCAGTCAACTTCGGTGTATCCAAGGTCTTTCATGACGTTGAATCGCTGGTGTCCGCCGATGATCGTGTA